TTACATCAGGTTTTTTGGTTTCAGCCCCCAAACCTCTTTCGTTAGAGAGTTTCTCCACTTTTTGAGATTCGGGATGCTTTCCCATTTCTTCCTGTGGAGGCAGTTCAACCATTTTTTATATACCCGATTTAGAATTACGGACGAGCCAAGTAATCGGCAGCAACACCTGTACCACCAAAGATAGTAGACCAACTTCCAGCGAAAAGAACATCTGCGGTGTCGTCTACATAGACAACAGCCTCACGATTGAATACCTCAAAAGTACCTGCGGCATTCTGAACTTTCTCTGTGTAGGCAACCTCGTAGGTGTTGTAAGTCGCAGCAGTAAGATTTGCCAAAGGAATACCTGTGTTGGCATTGATTACGGCAGGAGTACCATTTGGCTGAACCAAAGCAGTAACTACGGTCTGAGTAACAGAAAGGTTAATGCTCATGTTGAAGTCATAAACTTCCTGATTCAAAGTACCTAAGTTACCTTGAATACGCAAGTCGTTTGCGACATTCGTAGCAGTGTAAGTTCCTTGTGAATCTGCTGTGATTTGTGCTGCAATAGCAGTAACCAAAGCGGCAATCGCAGGAGCAACAGTACCAGTAATGTAAATGTAGGTACTTGGATTGATCCCACTTGCAGGGTCAGGAAAAATCCGAACCGTGTACTGAGTATTTGCAGTAGGCACAACCGCAGCAGTGTTAAATTCCTTTACAGGAAATACACCGGCACTTGAAGCAGTTACAGTGTTATCTGTAACATCTACCCAATTGATAACACCACCCCATGACAAACTGCCAACGGTTACGGTAGTATCTTGAACACTTAATTCTCCGTTTGCAATCGCCACATCGGCAGCAACGGAAGGGTTTGTGTTCAAAACCCCAATGAGTGAATAATTCCTTAAAGCCATTTTTTGTTAAATAAATAGTTGAACTTGATACAAATATACAATTGTCTAAGAAACTATACAAAAAAATAAATTATTCCTCAATAAAATCTTCATCTGTCCTGTCCCGAACCGCCTTGGAACTACTCAGAACCGCCCCTCTCTCTTTGCCTCCATATTTCATATCTTGTATCCATATTTCCTGAATCTCTTTTCGGTACATCTTTGTCAGTATCTCTACTTTTCTCAACTCCCTGAGAATGTGCTTGATTTCCTTGGGGCAACTCCGCTTCGCCTCCACCGAGGTTATTTCTGCCGTCATTTTCACCAAATACTCTATTAACTCTAAATGAGTTGGCATTAACTCCCGTAACTTCGCTGATGTATCCGGTAATTTCCGTTTGATTTTGTTCTGAAACTCTATCTGATTTTTCTCTGTCATACCTTTGCTTTGTTGTTATCGCAGGACTTACCTCTTTATCTTCAATTATTAACTGAACTCTTAACTTAACTTTTAACAATGCACAAACTCTAAGTACCTCATAATGACTAATATACTTAGTATTTACGCTGTCTGTAATTAGCCACAATCTCAAATCATCGTACTTCACCCCTGTCGAAGCCGTCAAACGCAAAGGACTTACATTGAAATCCTTTATGCGTTTGATTATCAACTTCTTCAATTGTGTGTTGTGCAGGATTATATCAACCCTGTCGGGGTCAATGTTTTCATCCTTTAGCAAACCTGTGTTGCATTACATTGAACTTCGCAGTTTCTAATACCCCTACTACCTCAAAGGCAGACAAGGTATTCGGATACTCAGGGTCTGAACTATCAATTCTTAACTGCATATCCATACTTCCATCTTTCTTCATCGTTCTCTCGAATACAAAGAAATCTACTCTGGCTACGCCCTCTGGCAACTCAATCTGTGGAATTGCCTGTTGTGCCTCACTTGGGGCTTGAAATTGTGGTAAAATGAACCTCTCGTCTGACATATAAATTAAAATTAAACTAAACTTGTGATTCTCCTTAGGTTCCCATTGGCATCCCTGACAAAAGTATTCTTTACTTTTTTAGGTCTGTTTTCATCTATGAACTCCGGATACCTGTGGCTACTCTGATAAACCTGTGAAGCCATATACGCAAAAGTTGAACTAAAAAGAATATCATCGTAATGCTTCTTTAGGTTCTCGGCTTGCCACTTAATGCCTCCGTTAGCAGTATCCTTCTGAATAAATGTTTTGTGCTGTTCCCAGAACTCCTGAATGTAAATATTATCCCCATACATTTCAGATAATTCCTTCAATTTGTTGATAATCTTACCCTTAGTAGCAGCCTTATTGCTTATACCTATCCTTGAGCCGTCAATGTGCATCATAGGATTTAACTCCTTGTTATAAATCAGGTTTTTGTCAAATCCTTTGCGTTCTCTAAACCCAATGTAATCCCCTCCGATATTGTACTCAATCAACTCAGGTGTACCCTTCCACTCCTTTTGGTCATAGTATAAACCCATCAATAAACTCTGTTGGTAGCACTCCATGAAATTCCGGACACGCCAAAATAACTGACAACTAATGGTATTCCACTCAGCATCCCAAATCGTACTCGAAAACTTACTATGCCCACTTTCTGTATTTATCGGGTCAGTTCCCTGAAAATATCTATGCTTCCACCTCTTATCGGGTTCGTGAAACATAATTATTGGTGGATCGTCCTCGTAAGCCATTGGCACGAATATCACTCCAACAACCCTATATGGCCAATCGTTAATATCCGTAGTAGGACTATTGGTATCAAAAACGGGTTCAAATCTGCCGTAAATAGGTTTTGCAGCATCTTCTAAATCCCATATTCGCTTTAAATGACTATTGCAGGTAGAAATAGGAACCAATGTGTTTACACTCCGGATGAACATATCGTCAATATGAACGGGATAACCGGCATGAAACTGACTTATGGTAGCATCTCTGTCGGCACCTATTTTCGAATAAGCATTCGTTTTTTCACTTTCGTAAAACTCTCCCTCGATACCTGGTTTACAAAAAGCATCAAGAAATACGGGTATAATTCCGTACTTAAAATTCCTTTTCTTCCAATTCTCTAATGCAGCCTTAAACTCTGTTTCGAAACTATCGGTTTTCATTTCTCCACCGGTTCCCCACATAAACAACTGCCGTTTGTACTCAATCCGTTTGGTTTCTGGATTGTAAATAAACATAGTCGGACGAGCTTCGTTGACCATTTTAGTCAGAATAGGGATATTCCCGATTTCATCTATAAGCACTAATTGAGGACTACCTGAGTTCACAGCCGTAGCACTTGGAGGAACTACCTCAACTTTAGAATTTGCCCCATCTACTCTACCCTTAACCTCCTTTAATCCAAACTTCAACTGCCTTTCTTGGTCGCTAAAACTACTTGGAACTAAATAGTGTGGGGTTTCGCTTATCGGGTACTTAATTTTATCCTCAAATACGCTTCGGGTCTTGCTGTCATCCTCACAAATGTACTTGGTAAACCACTCTCTGCGGTACATAGTCTTAGAAGCAGCACCCATTCCAATTATACTCGTAATACCCAACTGCCTCATTTTACCGATTACAGCAGATAACTCGCAATCAAGAAGGTACAAAAGTAGTTTCTGTGCTTTGTAAGGTTCTATTCGCCTCCTGCCACCATCATAACTACCATCTTTTAACCTGCCGTTTTTATAAACATAGTACAGGCTGTTTTGCTCATACCTACGCTTTTCCTCTACGCAGAAATCAATCTGTTCATCAATTCCAAAAGCATTGTTTATATCATACCCTGCTTGGTACCAATCCTCTGCTTGCTGGCAATAAAGATTGAACTTAGAGTATTCTGTTGCATAACTGAACCCCCTTGGGAACCATGAATCTACCCATTTAACGAAGGTTGTGTCGAAATCAAACTTATCGCCATTCCTATATGGAATCCAATCTGCCTTGACAATCTTACCGCCCCTGTAATGCGTAAGGACATTTTCTTGCTCCTGAAGTTTGCGTTCCTCGGTAACAATTACCGTAGGTGCATCCTTGAAATTCCCCTCTAAAATCTCTATGTAGTTATCGCTAACTTGTTCGAATAACTGCTTTGTATGTGTTTGCCCGAACTTCTGTTCAAGTTTACCTGTAAGCCGTTTTGACCTCGCTATTCGTTTCTTTCGGAAAGCCTTGGCAATGTATTCACCAGGGGCATAGTCGCTGTTTATCGCATGACCTTTGCGTTCAAGTTCTACGACATACTTGGGAGGCATAACACTTTCAGCACCGTACTCAAATAGCATTGAATACAAGTCTGAAAGATTCTGTAATAGTATCTTTTCGTAATTTATTGCTCTTGGTTCTGGCATTTACTACACTTCTGTTTCGAGCCGTCCTGAGTTTCGGGCTGAATACAAAAGTGCCATTGTGTGCTTAAAAAGTTCATCTAATGCACGAATATCTACATCAATGCTTTGTTGGTTGAATTTGAAATTTTCAGCCTCCTTTAGCAGATTAGGTATTCCGTGAATGATGAAATCATTTTTTTCTACATCAACGCTGACTTTAAGTTTCCTTCCCGTATTTTCGTCTATGCTTACCTCAAAATTTGAGGTACGGTGCTTTACTTTTACACCATTGGGCTTAACTTCTGTCATAAATATGTTTGGTTAAATGCTTACTTACCGAGGATTTTATTAATCCTATCAATCAACTTCTGATTGGCTTTACCGTTTACAAGAATCCGGACTAAAATAGAACCCCAAAACTTCACAGAACGCTGGATACGCTTAATCTTTTCTTCTATTTCGTCCTCAGACTTAACAGTGAAAGTCTTAACAATCGTCTTTCCGTTCATTATTACATGAATCGTAACGACATTTTCTGTTTCAGGAACTGCCTCGATAACCGGAGTAGTGGTTTCAGCAGTAGTTTCGGGTGAATCTTTTTTCTTTGCCATGACGGGTAATTAGTTTCCCCAAAGGTAATGAAAAAAATATTTTCAGCAAAATGTAACTTTTATTTGGGATTGTCGTAATCCCAATATAACTTTGTTCCGTTGTTACGGTAGTGCGTGTCAATGAGTAACTGAAGATTTTACTGGCTTTTACCCAGTATTTTACCAAGAAACCCTGAGGTCGCACTACCCTTCAGGGTTTTTTCTTTTTATAGGGATACCTGGAAAGCAACTCGGTTATGTATCGGGAGGGAATAAAGACCACCGGGGTACTAACTAAAAGCGGTACCGGGGGGATTCCTAACACACCGCAAACTGACTACAAAGGAGAAACAGTGTTTGGATGGGTGGCATATCACCTGAAAGTCGGCTCCAACCTAATAGCACATATGTGTTGACTATTGGGCAGTTTATCGAAAGGGCTCAACGGGGAGGAAAACCTGTTACTGATTGAAACTGAAAGGTACCAACCTGGATTTGGAAGCAAATTTGGGGATGGTACTACTTTCAGTAATCTCAGGGTCTAACAAAGAGGAAGTATAGTTAAGTAAGTAGTATAAAGTATAGTAATAATAGTAAATAACTATAATTTACTGCAACAAAAAAAGTAAAACATCGTAGTAAGTATTACAAATAATAATAATGAGGCATATAATTCCAATAAGCGGAAAGGATAGTTTAGCAACGGCTTTGATTCAATTGAATAGAGAGCCAAACATTGATTATGAGTTTATGTTTAATCCTACTGGTCAAGAATTGCCAGAAGTTATACAGTGGATAGACAAAGTAGAATCATACTTAGGCAAACCTATTATTAGGGTTGGTGAAGATTTGAAGGAAATTATAGAATATGAAATGAACTGGTTTTTACCTTCAAGACAAGCCAGATATTGTACTCGTATGGCAAAAATAGAGCCAATGGAGAAGTTTATTGGTAAGGGGGAAACGCTTGTTTATTATGGAATTAGAGCAGATGAAAATAGAATTGGATACAATAACTTTAGGTACAAGAATATAACTCCTATTTATCCACTAATCGAAGAAGGTATAACACTGCCTATGGTATATGAAATAAATCACAAAGCGAAATTAAAACCTCCTGTATTCTTTTGGCAAAGACTATGGGATTCAGTAGTTTTAAAATGCGATGAACAATACATAAAAAATACATTTAAGGAGTGGGATATTGATGCTTTGTTCGCTTGGAGGTCAAGGACAAATTGTTCTATGTGCTTTAATCAACGCCTCTACGAATGGATTGGATTGCTTGAACATCACCCAGAAATGTTTTGGGAGTATGAAGGATGGGAGCATAATGTTTCTGAATATTTTTTTAACGGCAAAGACAATTCACTTAAAAACATATCGGATAGGTCTGATGAAATATTTAATAAAAGGACAGATTCAATTGTAAAATTTATTGAAAAGACAAGGCAGTTAAAAATGAATTTTGAATCAATAAACACAAATGATGGTACAGACTTTCAGGATATGCTTCAAATAACATCTTGCGGTCTTTTATGTGGTAAATAACCCCAATTCACTGTAACTTTCACCCCAGAAACTCGTAAGAAAAGACTATGGCAGAACCACAAGAAGAACCAAATAATGCTGAGAAAATAAATCAATTATTGGTTTTGGCACTAAGGTTGCCCAATGAGGATTTTAAAACATTGGTTGATAGTTTGGTAAGCAGATTGCCAAACGATAATTTTAAGCCGGCAAATACTAACAGAAAAATCCAGTTTGCTGAATTAAGGGCAACACAAATGGTTAAAGAAAATATGTTTGGTGAAGAATATTCAAAATACATTTCAGGTTGCGACCCCTATGTTACATATAGCGAAAGCGAGGTAATTGAACTACTCCAAAAATATAGATTGGCATTGAGTGAAGGTAAAACACCAAACTTAGGCGATACAACTAAATATTGGTTCGAACAAAATAAAAAGAAATAACCTATGAAAACACAACCTAAAAAACACACCTACGACTTTAAGATTTACAATGGCAGGGTAAAAGTCTATGTAGATGGCTTTGTAATGTTCTCGTTCAATCAAATTGACTTCGCTGGGTATTATGGATTTAAAGACGATTCGGAGATTTTTGGTTTGACCGTTTACCTCAATCGTGAGAAGGCAGGTCCTATGGAAATGGACATTTACTTCAAGAAAAAACAGACATGGTTGGACATCCTTGAGTTACTTGATAAGAACTTGTAATCACAATATGAAAACAACACTACTATCATTCTCAGACTTTCTTGAAGTAAGAAAAACAAAAGGTACAATCTTAGGTAAGGTTGGGAACCGATTATTTATTCAAGAATCAAGAAGTTGCTTAGAGGAGTTTCAGTTGTTCACTAAAGAAGAACTTGACAATGCTGAAAAAAGCGAAGACAAATATGTAAAAACTATACACGAATTAGGATATGAATTAGTGTATCACATACGAACCTTTAACCCTTCCACTTCCCCAAAGGACAATCTTGGTTTTTAAGCCATGCCTTACCCCTAATCTTACCTACTCTGCTAATTAAAAAGCAGTCGCAAGCCATACATTTATCTAACTTGCTTACCTTCTTTTCCTCAAACTTACCTGTAAGTACATTCATCCTATGTGGACATTTACGGCATATCTCCTTACGCCTCATGTACTCCAAATTATCTACATAGTCCTCATTGACCATATCAACAACGCCTTTAACAAGGTTCTTAGCCTTGTCAATTATACCATATCCTTCTACCTGCCCAGCAACAATACTGCCCTCAATTAACCTATTCTTCTCTTCGCAGGGACGGCACACAGGTTTATCCTTATTTAATTCGCTATCAGTATTCATCATTGACTTCGTTAAATCCATCTATTACGATATTATCAATTTCCCCGAACTTCTCCTTGACACCAGGTAACTCATAAACACTGCCATCGTTTATCATTTCCGCAAGCATCTTCTCTGTCTTAATAGTTATTTTGTCCTCAAAAACACTTTCACGATCAATAAACTTCAAGCTCAGGTACTGGGTTTTCTTATCAGGCATTAACTTCACAAAGATACCAACTCTGCACAATTTACCACCAAGCTCCAAAGGCAATCTTATATGCCCATAGAAATCAATGTCGTAAACACTCTTCTTCCTGTTGTTCTTATTCAGGAACCCCATGCCTGGATTATAGTTGGTTACATACTCGTGAAACCCACCAAACCTAAACTGCCGTTTTAGAACGGAAGGTCGTCGTCCGTAGTCTGTGAAGAATGTCCATGGGCCGTAGTATGGGTTGGGCCAGATGCTCCAGTTGCGGTAGCAGAATTGGGAGTCGATGTAGTAGGAACGCCCGTATTCCCATTTCCTGTTGAAGAACCACCACGATAAAACTTCTCCCCCAATGCAGATACTCCTCCTGAGTACCACAATTTACCACTCTTACTTTCTCTTGCCCAAAAACTGAACTTCATTAGAGTTCCTGCTTCTAACACTTCTCCTTCGTCAGTTACAATTTTGAAAGGGAAACGAACAACGGCATCAATAGCAGGTTTTTTATCACCAGCAGTTTTGTGGTTTACATTACATACTCCTTGCCCAGGCTTTAAGCCCTGATGGAACTCTGAATACAATGAATTTGAATTTGCCATATACTTACTTTTGTTTACAATTTTACTTAATAAAAGATTTGTTGATGTAGGCAATGCAATCTTCAATAGACCTGCCACCCAATGCTACACCAACAGGTTCTCCTAACCTAACTTTTTCAATAAACTCCTCCTCGGTCATACCTACCGGAATGATAGTCTTATCGAATAAGATGGATTTACTTTGCAGATTTTCTATGTCCTTATCCCTTGATTCAATTACCCTATCATATACACGGCAAACCTTTTTATGTTCCTCCTCTTTTCTTGCTAAGTAGAGATACCAAGACAGATTAACTGCAACAAAACCAGAGAAAATCAAAAACCCAAGTGCTACCATATACTTACTTTAAACTTACTTACCCTCAAACAACCAACAGCAGTCAGTCTTTAATACAACCAATTTACTCTCAACACAAACACCATCACCCCCAAACTTCACGCAATTCACACATCTATCACCTAACTCCTCGTCTGTCTTTCCGCTAAACTCGTTAAACGCAACATCCTTCACCCACTTCATGTCTGCTTCGCTTAATTCAATTGGTTCCTTATTTTCTTCCATAACTATACCTTACTACCAAACAACCTATCCCAAATCTGAATAGCCCTTTTCCTGTCATGAAAATCCCCTGCAAAGGCAACTCTCGGATTTACCATAACACTCCTACGACCTGTTACACTATTACTACTCAATACCAACCTTTTAGCCTTCAATACCTTCATATCCCTCTGATACCTCCTGACATTCCCATCCCAACTATCAATACCCCTATAAGCAATTCCTATTACATCAAACCTAACCCTGCTATCACAAAGCATAACGCAGTTACTTAAAACATCACTATGGAAAAGCAATGAACGAAATAACCTGAACTCACTATCACTCATGAAGTTAAGGCTAAAGATACTGTCATTGTAATACCTGACATACCTATACCTATTACCGCAATACGGACTCAATTCAGCCTCATTAACTACTTTATCACTATCCATAATAATTAATATCACAAAGTTAGCAAGATTGAAACAAAAAACAAAAAAGCGTTCAATTTGTGTAATTATTTTTCCGAAAACGACAAGAAACTGTGGTTTTTGAGGCACTTTTTAGCAACCCAAATACTGAGTATCAAGCAGTTACAAAAGCCCCTTATCTTAGATGTGCTTCGCAGTTTTTTACTTACTGTTTTTAATCAATAGCACATCCCTGTTATACGAACTCCACCTCCGCTTCCCTTCCCTTCAGCCTATCATTTTTATCGTTTAGTGCTTAACCCACAAACTAAACTAACCACAGCACTTAAACTCAAAAACACACTACTCCCACCCACCCACTCAAAAATTCATTTCGGTTCATAACTCCCAATTTGCCCTCATTCATTTTTTCGGGGTGGTCGTTTTGCAAACACAATAATTACCGATACCCTGAATAACAATCATCCCAACTTCCAGCCGCTTTAAATTTCATTCCCCACGCATTGCGGTTTGTTCGCATTTTCATGCCCTGCAATCCCTGCCCTTCCATGACGAACAAATCCTCATTTGGGGGTGTGCGTGATTTTTTTAGCAGTGCAAAATCCGGTAGTAGCAATTTCGGGCGAGAAACCCCAAAGCCATGAAACGCAATCCGAATTATCGAAACAAACTTCGTATGTGAAGTGGGGGTATGATTATATAAAAGCACCCCCTCCGCTGGCTGTGGCGAAAATCCGAAATCCGCAAAACGGCAAAGGGGGGTCCCTAATTTCGTGCATTCCTATCCTTTGCAGGGGCTTGCCTTGTGCCACCTTGTCAGTCCCTTAATAATACTTTATTGAATCCGGTATCAATCGTTCCTTAATTGCTTGTTTATCAACCTATTAACCTATGAAGGAAAGTTTAATTAACATAATATAACTTATAAGTACAGGTTATTGGTAAAATGGTATTATGTATTGGGTTATTCGTTCCGGGTTCGGTTCGGTTCGGTTCGGTTGAATAAATTTAAGGTTGAAAAATTTCCTTACTTTCCCTTTGTACAAAGGATGCGGAAATTACCTCCCTTCCCTCATTCCATTCAACCAGATCAAAGATTAACCTATTCCGTCCTTTGTGCCTGGTTGATTTGATACTGGTTTTTATTCAGGTCCTTAATTTCGTTTGCTGGCACGGTTATTCGTTTGAGAGAGGATTAATTAAATTAGATTTTATTATTCATTAAAATTTTTTTTGGTTGATAATCAGGCTGTTATAAATTATTTTTAGATTATTTTATAAATGCTATTGCTTTTAATAAAATGGCGTTATACATTTGCCCTCGTTATTAATCATTCACTTAATCATTTATCACTTATGAAAACATCATTTTATTTTCGTTCACCTGTTTTATCCTTTTGGGACTTATCATTTGATGACCAAATCAAAGTAGGTCAGGAAATGGACTATTTGAGTCCATCAGAATTAGAGAATGAATCCTTTGTTATTAACTCGGAAAGGTCCGAAATTTTACCTTTGTCAATGTTTATGAGAATTAATAAACCGGGTATTTTTTGCGGATTTTATTGCGATACCTTTTTTTCAGCCTATTTCATAGCAATTTCAAAATGTGGCGAAGATGCCGTAATTGCTTACAAATATTCCTAATTTAATCATTCACCACTTAATCAATTTCACTTATGCAAACCACAAAAAACCATTTTGCCGTACTGAGGGTACCGCACACAATGCCTGCAAGAATGTATTTTGATTATCCTATGAGAGAGTCAGAAGATTATTCAACATTTTGGGACGATGTTAACTCGGTCCGGACATTTGAAAATGATACTGAGCTTGCCCGTTATTACTTTGAGATAGATTTCAAGGTGCATCAATGGGCAAAAATTCAATCCCTAATTATCAACTATTTTTTAGATGATTACCGGGGCCTATTTTGCTGCGAACCTGATGACATCGAAAGTTATATCCGAATAGTTAGTAATATGACCATTCAGGAAAGATTAATACAAACTAATCAGGCATAATTTCACCCTTAAAACCGTTCACCATGTTTTTAACTCCAAAAGAAAAAAACCTATTCACTCAATTGCTATTTGAGTACACATCAGAGGGATATTTTGATATAATGAGCCTTAACAGGTTTTTAGAATCAAAGTACGAAAATTCAGGCTATTTGACCACTTATTACAATGTTTGGAAATTTGCCCAAAATCATTAATTAACCATTTAAAACCGTACCGGACGGCATCCGGGATATTCACCTAATTAAAACCAAAATGAACACAGTAGAAAAATTAATCCAATTCGCAAATCAAAAACCAGGCTTATCATTTGCCGACTATGGGGACCGTAAAATTTATTTCGCTGAAATGCGTGAAATTACAAAGGACCTACACGACTTTAGAGAATTGTTGAGCCTTGCTTTTATCCGGTTGGGTTCAGATTTAGATCAAAAATTAACTGAATACTTGAGTAAGAATTCCGGACGGTTGACTTTGAATGAATCACAGGAATTAAAATACTGTACCGGTCAATATTTCCCCACAGAATACAGGCCCGCAGCTTGTCAGGCACTAAAATCAATTATATGGGATAACCTGAGAGAAGAAACGGACAAAGACGGGAATCACATTTATAATACAGGGGATACGCTAAGGGCCTATTTCAAGCGGAACCTTTCCAAAAAAACCTATAAAAATTACATAGGTAATTAAAACCTATTTCCGGGAATGTTTGGAAATTTAGCAGGGTTCGATTCCCTGCTATTCCCCTAAAATTTCACCTTAAAACCAATAATCACCTATGAAAAAATTACCAAAATTCAGAATCTTATCACCCGATGGATTTGATTTAAACAGAGAACAAACCGTTTACAAAGGACATATCCAGGTACTAAGGGCCTTAATTAATTTCCGGAATAGATATTCATCACAGGGATATTACAGTTCCAATTATGGCCGTATCGAGTTACGGGATATTCCGTACAATTGTAGTGTTATTCAATTATAAAACCATGCAAAAAATAGCATCATCACCCACTATTGAGGGACTCGAAAAACTTTTGAATGAGTTTTTTTACTCCCAAAGTTACCGGATTGACTCAGAATTATTAGTCCACAATTCAAAGGGATTATTTTCTAAAGTTCAGGTCAAAAAAGTAAAAAACCGTTTTGTCGCATCATTCACCCTATAAACCAATAATAAAACCATGAAAAAAATTATCATTTATTTTTGCGAGTATTCAGCACAGAACGGGGATACATTTATAGAATCATTCCCTGATTATTCACAGGCATTAGAACAATTAGAAAATTGGATACCTGATGCAAAAGAAGAGGCGAATAAATGGATAGGAATAAACGAAAAATCTACCTGCATACGAATCTATAAGTATGAAGGCATAAAGTTACCAGAACCTATTGAAATGATTGAGAACGCCTTGTTAATTGAATACTATTCAATTTCCGAAATAAACTTAGAACTTGTTGAAACAAGGGAAACAGGTTCAGTATTTTCACAATTTCCACTTAACCAATAAAACCATGCAATTAAAAACATTTCAATTCTCGCAGCTCGTTTCCAATGAGCAAATTAATTCCCGAAATGATTACGGGGATATTCAGAACCTTGCGGAGAACATCCGTACAAATGGCATTATTAAACCACTGGAGGGATTTGAAGGTCCGGACGGATTATTCCATATAAGGGACGGGTTCCGACGGTTCCGGGCATTGCAGGAACTAAATTTACAGGGATTTGAATTTCCTGTACCTTGCTTAGTAAAATCAGAATCAGAATTCAGCGAAGCAGACAGCCTATATTTACAGATTAACGGAAACTCGGGAAAATCACTTACTCCCCTGGAATTGGGCAAAGTTTTGCAGGACCTTGAGTTATCAGGGCAGACAATACCTGAAATCTGCAAAAGATGTACATTCAGCGAACAATATATCCGGGATATTTTGGCCCTATCTTATGCCCCTGGAATCATTCAGGAAATGATAACGGAGGGAAATGTATCAAGTTCAGTAGTTATTCAAGCTATGAAGCAAACGGATTCTGAATCTGAATTATTGGAAATTATCAATTCCGCAAAGGATCAAACCACAGGCAAAATCAGTCCTGCAAAAGTTAAAAAAACCATACAGGAAAGCAAAGGAATCACCGGGCAAAGTTCCCCTGTAAAATCACCTGCTAAGGGATTAGAACAAGCAGAACGGGTATTGATAGAACTCCATGCTAAAACAGGTATTGACTCAATTTTGCTCATTTGGGAGGCCATCCAGGGTAATATTCCTGTAAGTTCTATTGTCCTGAATGTAAAACAGGAAATCAGTAATTAATCAATTCACCTATTCACCAATAAAACCAATGATAACCATTGAAATTATTAACAATTACTCTGAATTTCCCTTCCAAAATGCAGGGATGCAAATTTGGCACCCAAATTTAGGGAATGAAACAAAGGACAATTTAGAAAAAATGATTATTAAAGAATGGGAACCATTCGGATATAATTATGGAATATTAGTAAAAAACACCAATACCCTTCACTTGTTTTTTTCACTTTCACCCTCAAACCAATAAAACCAATGAAACCACAAATTAAACAGTTAATCACAGACTTATCGGGTGTTGCTGAAGTGTCAGTAAATTACCGGACAAAGGTAAAACCTTCAGATAGAGAATGTTTGAGAAGTTCGCAGGATTCCCATAAAATACTAAGAATGTTTTATGAACAATTAGGAATGATTGAGCAAAAAGAAATATTTTCTGTTTTGCTCATTGATAAGGGTAATAAAGTATTGGGATTCCTGAAAGTTTCAGAAGGTTCAGCAGTTGCAACCGTTGTTGATGTTCAATATATTCTAAGGGCAGCCATATTATCAGGTGCAAGTCAGTTGATTATTTGCCATAATCACCCTTCAGGTAGCCTAAAACCTTCACAGGCAGACTTAGATATTACCACTAAGTTAAAACAAGCGTGTATCCTGTTAGAAATCAAATTGCTTGACCATATCATTCTAAGCCCTGAAGGGAATGAGTATTACTCCTTTGCAGATGAATGTAATTTATAATTTCACCCTCAAACCAAAAACCAATGAAAATCAATCCTTCTTTCTTAATCAAAATGCTATCTCCAATGCAGGTAGTAATTCCAAAACGCCACACACTACATATTTGTGAATGTGTAAAATTAGATTCAACCGGATTTACAGGAACAAACCTTGAGCAAACCGTACATATTCCCTACAAAAACCTACCTGAAATCTGTATTGATTTTAGGGAGTTTATGGATACCCTTAAAACTTTAGGGAATAGAATTGTCGAAATGCAGGTAGGTGAAAATTGCGAAATCGTATTCAGTACCGGGGATATGACTATGAAAATCGTAGGGCAAAATCCTGATGACTTTCCAAAAATTGCTGAATTCAAGCCCGGTATCAAAACTACCTTACCTGTTTTAACCGATTTCACTCCATTTGCATCAAAAGAAGAACACAAACCTGCTATGAATGGGATATTCGTAGGCAAAGATATTTGTTCAACAGATGCTCACAGAATGAAATTTGAACCCAATCCGTACCATAAAGAAGGAAATCCGGGAATAGTTTTGCCATTAATTGTTGCACAAAAATTCTGCAATGAAATCCGTACAATTGAAATCAACGAATTGCACGAAATTGCCCGTATTCAATTAGAATATGGATACCTGCAAACCCGGCTAATAGATGACAAATATCCGGATTATTGGCATGTAATTCCGGAACTAACTGAAACGATTGTTAAGGTAGGGAAACAGGCAATTATAAGCGGATTACAAGCTTGTGATAAATATGCAGACAAAACTACCCACCAAGTCCGTTTGTCGCTTACAAGTGAGAAAATGACTATTTCTACTCAAGATATTGACTACGCTAAAGAATTCAGCACGAATATCCCCTGTGAATGGAATGGAGAAACCGGAATGGAATTTGGATTTAATGCGAAATTCCTTATTGAGTGCCTGAAGGATTGCAAGGGGAATGTAATTGAACTTAATCTTACTACTCCAAACAGATGTGGACGGATTAATTCAAATATGCTAATAATGCCTGTGATGCTTAGTTCGTATGCAGAGTAATTAATCAGGCTAATCCGGATTTACAAAGGGTATTCAGGCAGGTTCGATTCCTACATCCGGAACTAACAATTTCACAATTTAACCAAAGTAAGTATGTTTTCAGAAAATCAAAAAATCCGTCTTATCAACATTGCAAAGTGCAAGTACAAAACAGGCAAAGTATTCATCCATGTATCCTGCTGTGGTCATTCAAGCCTATGGCCTGAAATGAGTAGGATAGCGGAAGGTTCAGAACCTAATTTCGAGGCTGAATCTGAATTTGATTGGGAGTATATTCAAACAATCTTTGGAATATCAGGAATAAGACAAGCGATTGAGGCACTTATTACTCAAGCCATTTACTACTCCCCTGATATGAATGAATTTCAATCGGCAAATTACTCAGTTGAAGTAACTGTTAAGTAATCCCCCCTCCCTGCTGTGATATTGCTTAACTGCCCTCGGAAGGTAGGCAGGGAACTAACAATTTAACCATTTAATCAGTATGAGAAAATTCCCCAATCGTTCAAAACAATTTCGCCCCTTGTCATTCACAGAATGGCTAATTGTAATTCTGTTTGTAATGGCAATAACACTTATCATTCACAATTTAACACTTTGAAACCTATGAAATTCATTCAGAAATCCCTCGAATACAGGGAAAGACAAGCAGATTTGCACAATGAAACCAAAGAACTTTCCAGGCTTATTGCCATCAGGGAGAAACTCGGTTTGCCTGCTGGAGATTATAACCTGAAACCACAGGCAAAAAAACATCCACTAAAAACCCTCGTTATCCTGCTCGCTATTGCAATATTCACGGGCTGTCAAACCCAAGTGCCAAGCAATTGCATTAAAGCAAGCAGAATGTACCGTATTGCCAAACAAACCCTGAAAACAGGAAAGCACTCAGGGGGATTCTTTCTCATGCACGATTCAACACACGCATTCCATGTATCACCGGGCAAATACCGAGTTATCCGGAACTACTATTTAATTGACAATCACTTTATTTATGTACCGTAAGTAATGAAAACAACTCTCAAAGACAACTACGCAAATGAAGCGTATAAAAAATTCATTGACGACTGCTACCTGAAAATGTCAGTAGCAAAACGGAGATTAGGAATGACCAACAACGAAATTGCCGAAATCACCGGGCTTACTCCAGTAACAGTTTCAAATATCATCACCGGAAAAGCAAGTTCAGTACAATCTATTGTTGCAGTCCTGCATTGCTTAGATATGGACCTTAAAGCTCGTAACAGAGAAGGGTTCCAGGAAAGGAGACGGGAAGATATATGAAATCACTTATTATTTGGCAGTTAATCTATTGGGCACCGTTCATTTGTTACTTAATCTGTGCAGTATTTTTGAAACGGATCAGGGGATACAATTGCTATTCAGACATATTGATTAACACTTTCCTATCCTGCTTCATGGTAACATGGTTCGTAGCATGGCACAATCTGTATGAGTTAATTACTGACAAGCACAGGTAGGATTGATTGATTAGGTAGAAAAAAAAGAAACCGGGCTGTAATTAGTCCGGTTTTTTTATGCTTTTTATGGTAGGTTCATGGCTGATAGTAACCTGAGAAAACAGGGTGAAATTATACACGAATCACCGGGTAAAATTATTTTTGTAAGTAGTGGTGGTTAGTTACAATCGTCTAAATAAAAATCACGGTCTTTAAAGATTCTGCCAAAGTACCGGAAATATGCTGATGTTACCCATTGATAACTATTCTTTCTCCTTGCCTCGATTCGGTTGCGGATGTCGTAGGGGCGTGCTTTCATGGTTGTGTATATTTATTGTTGTGCGTAATTTTAATACGACACGACAATCAACTTTTTACTCTTATCCTGCTCATACATATACTGGCGAAAATATCCTTCATCAATTCGTCTTTGAGCCTTTTCTTTTGAATAAAATCCAGTTGCCCAAACTTCATTCTTATTACATTCTGATACTACTTTATACATCTTATTCGTCTTTGTGTATTGGGCATAAATTAGTTTGATATTCTTTGTTGCTTCCTGTTAATCTATAACATTTGCAACGCTTTTCATAAACTTGTTCTAAAACCCAATTTAGAATTTTCAGTTTAGTTTCATCACACATTGATTCTCCAAAATCTTTGCGTTTCATTTTATTGTAAATTTCTATTTCTGTTTTCATATTTTAAATTTCACTAAAGAAAAACTACGCATAACACGAAATTGGCAAAATAAAAGCCATTAAGTGTAGTTCTAACATCAACGGTAGTGCAAGGATTTTACTTCGCAAATCGCCACCGTTATCTCCTCACCCCTATCCAAAACCCATCCCCACTAATCGGGTATCTGTCAACTCGTTTAAATTCGAGTTTGCCCGGTGAAATGCGATAAATCAAGGCTTCATTTTCCCAATCCGTTACATCCCAAACCTGAACGAAATAATGCGAGTGTTTGCCGTATAGATTGATTATAACGGCACAATCCTCAGCGAGTGTGTCTTTATCGCTCATAAACCAATCAGGATAAAGACAGGACAAAGGAATACAATCGAAGCCTTCGAATACCTCGTTACGATTCAAGTCAATTAGTACGGTATCTTTTGGAATTTCGTTTCTGGTAAGCGTCCATCCGGCATAGTATTTATCGGATTCAAGTGCCCAGAGTGGGTGATGTGATGGTGTGAATGTCATGGGTGTTGTATGTATTTTTTTTGCAATACTTTGGCATTTTCTTTAATATTTTGCCAAAAATTAACGCTTGAGTGAATTAATGTATTTCCAATTTATGTCGTACTCTTCTTTTATTAAAGAAGATGGATTTATGTATGAAAAAAACAATCTATTGTTAAATAAATACGCTTCTTTCTTGCCAAACTTTTCAGCATAAGCAACTACATCTGGATTAACAAATACGGGTCTATTTTCTTTACTTTCCATACTCCTTATACGCTATTCGTTTCGATTTGTTACTTGCCAGTCTTAACTATCCTCAATATTACCGATTCGGCTTTTCCGTACATTTTGGCAATGTCGTATATTGACATTCCGCACTCGTAAAATGCAAGGATGTATTGGGTTTCAGTGAGTTTAGTTGCCATAGGTTTTTGAGTAGTATTCATCATGTGTTTTTGATGGAATATTTTGCTTTCCTTCATAGTAAGCCTCCTCAATCTGCTCACGCTCGATTTGCTTTGCTTGGTCGAATAAATCGTTCCTATCTGAATCGGATAAGTGCTTCCAATCAATGTTGTTTATTTGCTCAAATGCCCATTCAACTGCGGTTTTTCTTTTGTCGCTCATTTCAATTTCGGTCTAATCGTTTTACTAAATTTTCGTTCAATTCCTGCACCTTCAGGCAAGTTGAAATTAGAACCAATAGTCATAGTTTCCCAATCTGAATATAAAACATTGTATCTATGTCCGTACCAATAACCTCTCCTATTCATATCAAAACAATGCACATCAGCCCAATTCGGTGCATTACTCCAATCAACCTGATACGGGTCGGGTTCAGCCGTTACTGCCTCGTGTACGCTAATGTGGTATTTGATAGGGCGGATGGGTCGGTAGCGTTTAGTGTTTGGTATAGTTGGGCTATTCCAAATGTAACCAACTTTTTTCAATTCAGGTATATCTGTACTCATCTCCACCTTCACCCACTTCTCAGCATCTTGTTCCGCACAGAACTCGTATCCCTCGGGTAGTAGGTGGGTGTAGTCTGGTTCAGAACTATTCGGTTTTTCCGAACGGTTCAAACCCAAGTTCTCCCGAATTGCGTCAATCGCTTTCTGAATTTCGTCTAATTGCTGTTTTGTGTTCATGTTGATTTATACGCTAATTGGTTCAATTTGTTTCCATCGCCTTCCTTGCAATATTAACTTTAAACAATTCTCGATTACTACAATACAAATCCCACATCGCCATCTCTTGCGAAGTTATCTGGTCAATAACCAAATCAGTCTGATGAATTGAAACCAAATATAACGCCTTGTTCGTGACTGCTTCTTTCCGCCAATACATTTCATTGGTCTTGGAAATATCTCGCTGTGTTGAGGCTGTTATCCACGCTACGATTAATCCTGCACAAATAAAGGTCATCAGGTAAAATCCGAACTTGTAATAAAATCGGTAGGTGTAAGAATTGGGCATTTTCATAATTCGTCCTGTGTGTTATTCGGTTCAACATTATACCTGTCTGCATACTTCACTCCGATATGAGGTACATTGTCCCTCATGTAGAATTGGCAGAATTTAATTTGAACGGCTTTGAGGTCGCTATACGGCACTAATTCCATTCCAGATTCATTGCTCGCAATCATCCGGTATAGCATTACTTTGAGATTCTCGTTCTCGTATTGAAGCGATTCGAGCCGTTTCTCTAATTCCTGAACTTGTGTGGATAGGTTACTCATATTATCACCCCCATGCTTCACAAGATTCAACACAACCATAATTGCTGTCCAAGTAATTGTCAAACATTGACATTTGCTTTCCGGTAGCAATAATCTTACTTTCATCAACTGCCTCAACAAATGGCAATTTACTTTCCTCAATTATTTCATCAATTGTCATATTATCACGATAGAATCTAATAGGTGTTTTGCCTGTATTTCTTACATCAAGATTTTCATATTTTGATTCCATTTCTCTCCACCAATCAGCCATTTCTGGGTTATACTTTATTAAAGTCATTAATTTTCTTAGTCCTTTTTTGTAACATAAATCACAATTACCCTCGTAACTTTTTAGGCTTAAGTCAAAAGATTGTTCTGACCAAAATTTATTTACATCGCTTTTAGCAACATTAAAAAACTCTGCAAAATATACCAGATTATTTTTTCTTTTTGTTTCCCAATTTAACCGCTTAGGTTCATCACTTCTAATACCAAGTGCTGTCTGATATTTATTCCACCCAATACTACGGGCATAAGACATAATAGGTTGCTTTTTTAACTCACGGGAACAATGAGGGGCATTCTGATTCGGTATTCCATATTTGAAAATTACATCTTCAAATGGCTGACCGTTTCTTTCAGCATTGTTAAAGTTAGTAACAATATGCGTAGTTCCTTTGCCAGATTGATTGTGAACAAAAGCCTCAACCCAAACGGTATTGAACCCAAACTCAATATCACATTTGTTTACAAATTCTAATGTTTCTTCTCTTTCACGCCCTGTATTCGCAAACACAACAATCATATCGTATTTATGCTTCATGTTTTTCAAAAGCCACCAAGTCATAAATGCAGATGTTCTGCCTCCTGAAAATGAAATCAATAATTTATCTTTCATACAATCACCCCCATAGTTTCGTTTAAGCCGTTCCCGATATTCTGATTAACGACTGGATAATTAATTACAATCAAATCAAACTCACGCTCAGATAAGTCCATTTTAATTAATACTCTCGATTCTTCTCTGTCCCAATCAAACGACCTTAGAAGTGACTTGTAAAGTATATCCATATTATACATCATGCTATTATCGTACAGGTCTTTTAGAAAATGCCACGGGCGTTCCGTGTACATTGTGTAATCTTCATATTCCTTAGTCCAATCCAAGCACTCCCTGAAATAATCATGCTGAATCAACTTTACATTATTATCCCTATCGTACTGAACCAAGCAAGGCTTTCCGCCTGATTCGATTTGGAAGTTCTTGAGGTCATCGTAGTTGTCGAACTGGCAAAATAGTGTCTGTCCGTTTGGAAGAATCGCCTCGGCAAGTGCTGGAATGTAATTGGGGGTTTCTGTTAATTTGGTCATGGTAGTTTATACGGTTTCAGGTTCATTTTGTTTCACCAAGGTTGCCAACATTTTCAAAGCGTCTTTATCTCCGATTGAAATCAATCCGCTGAAATCGTCCCGATGATGCATAACGGTTGTGTGGTCAATGTACCCGAGCATATTGGCTGTGTCTTTCAGGCTCAAGTTATTCAACTCAGTTAGGTAATAACACAATGCTTTTCGGATGTTTATAATCTTTCGTAGTCTGCACTTTGACCGGATTGATTCTGGCGTGAATCCGTAATACTTCAACCATTCGGTTAGGTCATTTAGGCTCTGAACTTTCCGCTTCGATATATCCGGAGCAAGTGCTTGCAATCGTCTGCGTTGTTCCTCGTATATCATATCAGAAAGCATCTGGCTGACTGCTTGTTGTCCGCATAACTTTACGGCACGATGGTAGGCGTTGCTCATATCTCAAACACCTTAACCGCCTCCACCAAACTCAAATCGACCTTATCCAACCCATGGCAAATAGTGCTGGGATGTTGGTTGTATATTGCACCTATCTCTTGACATGTCAATCCTTTTCGCCTGAGATTCCAAGCAATCGCTCGTCTGATTGCGACTATTTCACGATATTGAATACCGCTCAGGATTAATTCTTTCGTAACTGGCATCCAAGTGTCAGTCAATCTGTTCTGCTTATCTCGCAGTCGGTATTTTAATTGGTTCTGGTTCATTTCGTAATTTGTGAAGCCGTGCATGGTTAATAAAATAGTTCGGTTAAAAAACAGCACCAATTCACAAATGTAAATCCGGTGTATGCAGATGTAACAAATGTTAGCCATTTAGGAGGTTCACCTATTAGGTTCAAGTAACAGGCATAGCACATTATCACTAATCCGATTGAAGCAAGAATAAAATCACCCATTCCCCACCTCCTGTTCCGCTTCGAGTTCGGCTTTAATTAATTTGTAAAAGGACTGCCTCTCACCATCTAATAAAAAAGCGTCATACACAATCTTAACAAATTCAATATCAGAACCAGATTTATTATAGTTATGCATTTCACGGGCAATTGTTACAAAATGCTCAATTAAATCTAATGGGATGTGCCCGCGACCTTTTTTAATATCGGCAATATCTTCTGATATTTTTGCATTGCCACTTGTTACAATTAACTCAGCAGATAGACTGCGTGTTTTTAGTTCTATTTCCATGTCATTTTAATAAAATTTGTATCTCCAAAATCTTAACTATCTCCATCAGCCTCGGAACTGACAAGGTAGTAATTTGTCGTTCCATTCTGGTGTACTGCTGTTTGGTCATGTTGAGTTTCTCAGCCATTTGCGATTGGCTTAATCCGATTAGTAGTCGGGTGGCTCGGATTGATTTGATTAGTTCGGGGTAGGTCATTTAGTATTTAAGGTTATTTATTCCAAAACCACCATCAAGCATATCAATCAAATCGTCAATATCGTCCGATTGTTCTAAATCCCAATTTGACCCGTTATCTTCCGAAATTATTTGCCTAACTTTTGATATGGTTAGTTTTTGCCCTTTTCTGTCCATTTGTATTTTGTTTCTTTCAAGTAAAAATGAACCCTCTTCTTGCTCATAATCTTTATTGTATCCTGCCAATATCCGGACAAACCAAAAATCCCAAACATCTTGACAAATAAAAAATCTTACATATCCTTCATTTTTGTAATCAGGATTTACCTCAAATGCTAAATCGGTAATTTCGGTGTATTTACCAAACTCAAATATCATAATGGTTTAATTAGTTTCTTCCACCGACTTCGCCCGGTGTTTGGCGGTTAATCCACTACGGGGGCTGACCTTCTACTAATCTACTCTTGCCGTTCCATTTTGGAGATTTTCTGAATCGAATGGACAAACAATTCAGAACCACATTTGTCAGAATATCAACTGACTATATCCGTCAACAATTTCAATCAATCAGCCCCCTCTCTGGGTGGATGTGTAGTCAGGACAGGATTCGAACCTGTAATCTGGGTATCTCACCCGTAGTGGTCACATTGTACTACACTGCGTTTACCGTTTCGCCACCTGACTATTCCTTCTACGCACCCCGGCTAACTTTGTTTCAATTCAGCCAATTTAATTTTATCGCCTCGCACAAGATAGCCATTTGAAAGTTCATAAAGGCAGGGCTTAGATTTAAACCCAGTTGTTATGCCTCCTTGCGTAACTGCAATATTGGTTTTATTGCCCTTAATTTTATCTGTTATTTTAAGTTCCTGACCTCCAAACAATACGGCATCTCCGATATTAAATGAGCCAAATTTATTCTTTGCCATAATTACAATTGTTTCAATTCAGCCAATTTTTTCTCCAGCATTTCAATCTGCTCCGATTTTGTTCCGGAGGGGATGGTTAATTCAGGGCGTATTTTTTTGCGATGAAGTAAAATAACGCTATTCGAATAAGAATAACTCCAATCATTCAAGTCTAATTTAATCTGGTCTGGAATTACTTCCCGAACTGGTAGCATGGATTCGGGCAGGGCGAACCAGTAAGTCCAACTGGCATCAGCAGTATCGTAGTGCCCCCTTTTGTGAAAAGCCATTCTGTGCAATTCACCTTCCAATATATCCGACACCCCATAAACCTTCCCCGGAACTCTTTGCTCAACGGGAACAATTTGTAATTCGCTTTTTTGTATCATTTTAATTATCCTCCAATTTACTTTTCCGTTCCTCGTCACCTCGGCTGTTTGCATCCCACCACGCCATCGTTTCGATGTCCATGGTTTCTTCCGGTTCGTCGTGATGCGGACATCTGCCACGCTCCTCACAGCATCCAACTACATTACAGCAGTTACCATCGCATTCACCATTTAAGCATTTTACTTCTTTAGTTTCCATCCTTAATCTCCTTTCCTATTGTGATGACAATGTACTCCGAGTGAATCTTACGCTTAACCTGAGTCTTCTTGCACTCAATGATCCAATCATACTTATGCCTCAACTCATAAACCCTTGCACCAAGTCGGTAAATTCCAAGTTCCTTCAAAGCTTGCATAGGATTAATCTTCTTATGCACCCGAAGGTAACTCGCAAGTCTTTGAACGCCTATATTATCCTCATTAGAGTAGGTGTTTACATCTGCTTGCATTTGCGTGTATCCTGTTTCCATCTGATTTAATTGGTTTTAATTGATTAAACTTATTTTCTCCTCCTCCGACCAATGCTCGGATGAACCTAATCACCCGAAGCACGGTCCTATTGGAGTATTAATTGTCTGGAGTAATATCTAACGGAAGTTCGCCATTGTTTGTTTCAGGCTGTTCCTGTTGCTGAACAAACAACTCATTCAAATTAGGCTTCTCAACAATGAACTGCTGATTGTCCAAGTCAATTACATTGCTAATCTGCTCAGACTTCGGCAAATACTTGTAGTGCCTCTTAATTACGGTTTTCTTCCGCATTTCATCAGCCCAATTACTTTCCTGCCAAGGACTATATTGAGAGTTTGCACCATCACTTTTACTTTTAATCTTTTCTAACTCCCATCCAGGCATAAACTCATAGTCAAGGCTTCCATCTGCCAATGTAGCACATGAATATGCCCCAATTACTTTTCGTGCCATATGTTCTTTCTCGGTTTCAGCATACCTTTGCTCATGTACTACGACCATTCTCGTACTTGCATTGTACTCAAATTGTTCATCGTCATAAACAACTACTGCCGATACCTTCTTTACACTTCCTGAATCAGTAAGAATCTTTGTCAAACCCATATAAGAAGGGTCAAGTACGGCTTTCCCTTTGCGTGGGATAAGATATGCCAACTTCATTGCAGGATTCAATGTAAGCCCTGTAAATGCGATATTCTCAACAGCACTACGAATGCTCACTAAATCAACATTCTGCCAACCTTTAGGATTGTTCTGAATAATTTGCAAGGCAAAGTTAGCCTCCTTGACAAATGTTTCCTGTGGCATTACGGATAGGAACCTCGCTTTTGCTGCTGCGATAGCCTCTGAAGGCGTTGTAATTTTTGCAGGTTTATTTTCCTGCTTCTGAATTGCGTTTGTTTCTGACATGATTATTGGTTTAAATTAAAGTTCTACTAATCCAAATTCGTTTGAGGCAAAGTATTCTACTCCTGGCCATTTAATACCCTCTACCCAAGGTTCTCCAAACTTATCAAGGCAATCACGATAAATCTGCTTCGCACGAGTGTAAATAGTCTTTCCTGCACTAACAGAATAGTCCTGCCAAACAGAGTTAAATTCACCTGGAGATTGTGGCACAAGAAAAAATCCGTTTTGTTGGCTTTCTTTATGACATCCAATTACGATATGATACTTGGTTTCGATACCCATTGTTACTTCTACAGCTTCGGTATAAACTGCTAATTGAGCATGAATAAGCCTATCTCTGTGCTTAATGTAGGTTTTCATACTTTCAATATCAATGTCGGGTAGTTTCTTCAAGTCGCCTATTACGCCAAATCCTGAAAGGACTTTGAACAAATCCACTTTACCTTTCATTGGAATATTATATTCAGGGTCTATCCAATGAAATTCCTTCTCTACTTCGGCATCACTGAATAGTTGCTGATAGATAGGGGATTTACGAACATTTCCTGCGGTAGTCATAATTTCATCCCAATCTTCTTGTTTGATAATTGGAGTTACTTTATCGAGTTCGCATTGATTAATAAATTCATCCCTGATACCTTTGTTAAGTGCGGAACGAAATTCAATCTTGCCTTCTTTGTTGGGTTCAAGTCTTGTGTCTGCAAGTAGTCTGAACCTCTTAAAGATTTCAGTTTGCTCCATTGTTGCTGTATGGATGAACTGCCCGTGATTCATTGCTTCTGTGGTTTCGATACCATTAAGCAAGTAGTGTTGGTAGTGTGCAGGTGATTTCAGGATATGCTTAATTCCTGAACTGCTGAAACGAGATTTGTCTGAGTAGTATTCTTGGATCATATTTTAATTGATTTAATTACTTGTCCTTGTACGCAAAACAGATACTTGGGGTTACATCCCTAAGATTAAAAGTCCTGCATCACGAGCGTGCTGTGAGGTGCTTCCCGTATATCCTGAGATTCTATTGAAATACTCCTTGGTTATTTTTCCCTTTCCCGTAGCCTTCTTTCCAGGTACAACAGGTTTTACATTGATTCCCTTATTTCGGCAATATTCTATAAGCAAGGAAGCCTCCCGTTTGTTACTGCCTACATTCTGACCTACTCTGATAGCCATAGCATTTGACTTAACGCCTTTTTTCATAAACACAGGCTTATTCCCATTGGGGTCTTCAATGACTACAAGGAGTTCCTTGCCGTGATTAAAATGCAGTAGTTTCAATCTATCAATTACCTTCCAGAAGTCTAAGGTTTTCAATACCGTAAACTCCCGTTTCTCTGAATCCCATACTGCGAAGCCAGTTGAAACTCCAGGGTCAATACCTACCACGACCTTTGGTTTTATGTATTCACTTTCCATATTGCTCATAATTATCTAAAACATATTTATTTGTTGACCTATAATTGCTTTATCGAGGTCTGTTGTGCCTTCAACAATAACAAAATCCCTAATTCTTTTCTCTGCAATCTCAATGTATTCAGGGTTTATTTCGCTTAAAATATAATTCCTACCATGCTTTACAGCAACTTTAGCCGTAGTACCTGCACCGCCAAATGGGTCATAAATTAAACCTCCTTTTGGGCATCCGGCAAGTACGCAGGGTTCAATTAGGTCTTCTGGGAATGTGGCAAAATGAGCCTCCTTAAATGGTTTTGTGGTTACTGACCATACAGAGCGTTTGTTTCTCTTTTCATTAATGGTAACAAAGGAATCTTGTCCATTTGAACCGTCTGTATTTTGAGTTCGTTTGCCTTCATATCGGATATTGCCTTTGTCACTTCTATTGTCAGAGCCATAATGAATACTTTCCTCTTTAATCGCATCGGCATCATAAAAATACTTTTGGCTTTTACTTAGCAGAAATATGTATTCGTGAGCCTTTGTGCATCTGTCTGTTACTGATTCAGGCATAGGGTTAGGTTTGTGCCAAATAATATCCTGCCTAAGATACCACCCATCAGCACGAAGGGCAAACGCAACCATCCAAGGAATACCGATAAGGTCTTTGGGCTTGTATCCTGAAAAATTAAATTTACGATTTTTATCAAAATTTGACAGGGTTTTTGACTGCTTTCCATTTATCCCCGTACCGGAATATCGCTCATTAAATCCAGAATAAGTATCTCCGCTTTTTTGATTAGCATAACTATCCCCTAAATTCAACCACAATGTACCTTCTGGCTTCATTGCCCTGCGAACTTCTCTAAAAAGATTTACAAGGTTCTCAACAAACATTTCAGGCGTTTCTTCAAGACCAAATTGTCCTTCAGTTCCATAATCCCTAAGCCCATAGTAAGGTGGACTTGTAATTACGCAATCTATAAAATTGTCAGGAACTTTTTTGATAAAATCAAGGCAATTCTCGTTGTATATTTTATTTATCTGCATACCTATTTACTCCCAATTATTTTCTCTACATCAAAACATTTATCATTATCAACGAGGAATCTGAACTCCTCAAATGTTAGTAAGTTTGGCTCGTGGTTTAGCCCGTAATTAGGACTACTTATGCGATACCCACGACTTACGCTTACATAGTGCTTTCCTGCTTTTAATTCAGCCTGAATCCCGAAGCAATCAAGGAAGAATTGATGTTGGTCATGGTTATTTATTGCCACCACAATTGGCATTTCTGAATCCCGAAAGTAGGATAATATTGTTGCTGATGGTGTCATTTCAATTTAATTATTCCCAAAACAAACATACTACAAACACGGTTAATTTCCGTGCTTAATTTCAATTTCTCTTCATTACTCTCCCCACATTCTACCTGTAACGAGCCAAACGCTGTTTCGGTTACAAGTTTATATCCTCCCTCAGTCTTATGAATTTCTCCGACCTTAACTCCATTGAGTTCTACAAGTATCGGATTCAGATTCCTGTGATATTTGATATTCATTCCCATAACATTTGCTCCGTATTCATCAAAAAGGGGCTGGAGGATCGTCCATAGAGTTTCTAACTCCTGCACTGTATTCTGATTCTTGTTCATCTTCTTCTATTGTCTTAAACTTCATTGTGTCATCATTAGCCTGTCTTTGTTTAAAATCAGGTGCTGGGTTCATATCTCGCTGGTTATATTCGTGCAATTCAATAAACTCTCCATGTTCCAACATCTTAAATTCAACTACTCCCTTGTTACCAAGCCACCACTTCTTTTGCTTGTGAATATAAACAGAATGATTAGCAATTTTCCCATCATCCGTATAGTCTGCATAAACACTAATTATTTTATCAGGGGCACCAAACCATTGATTGCTACCTCCAATGTCATATGGTTCAGGAACTCTAAGTTTATTAGTTGTCTTATCCCTATCCATTTTTCTTGGGTGTGCAACAAGCAATACCCCACAATTATTCTTTATCCTGAACCTCTTAATCTTTGGCAACTGAGCCTCAAAAAATTCAGCATCACTCATTCTACCCTTGTCCTTCTCTACATAACTCCAAGGGTCAATATAAAGTGTATCTATTCCATACCTCCTTACAAGCTCCTCTCCTTTTTGCAAAATATTGTCTAAGGTATTGGAGGATTCTCCTACATCAAAGAAATAGAAATGATTTTTAATAAACGATAAAGCATACTGCATTTCAATCTCAGATAGCCTTTGAGAACCAAAAAACTTCTTTTTTATCAAAACCTGTATAAGATTCAAAGTCATAACATCTGGATCTGATTCAAAAACACATACTCCAAACTTCCAATCGTGAAGCCTTGATAATTGCATCATGTAGTTTTCGCTCCATACAGACTTACCATGAGAAGGTATTCCGGTTACTACCATAAACTCCCCTCTGATAATCTTAAACAATTCAGAGAACTTTGACCATTGGGTAGATAACCCCTGCGGTAATCCGTTTTGATAGAAATTCAATACAGAACTACCAATTTTTTCATAGTCAACAATACCCTCTAATGGAACTTGCTTAGCCTCGGATAAGCACTTTTTAACTAAAGATTCACCATACTTGACTAATACATCATTGGCATCCTTGCATCCTTCTGGCCATTCCGCTAACCAAACTCTTTCACTTCCAAACCTACGAATCAGGTCTGTTTTAAGGCTTTCCCCTGCTTGGTCATTATCAACTGCAATGATTATTTTGGTTACTTTTTCAAAGTTGTCATATATCCTATCAAGCCAATCGAGGTTGTTTCTATTCAAATTAGCCCCGTTAGGTGGCGAAATAACCCCTTTGTAGCCACTTTGCCATACAGACAATACATCGAGTTCACCTTCTACAATAACTATCTCTAATGAGCCTAAAATTGAGTTTTCGTTATAAGCGATTAATTCAGCCCCAGGTTCAAAGGTGAATCTCTTTTTACCATCCCTGTACTTGCAGTTGACAATTATTTCATTTCGAAAGTATGGAAAACCTATGCAGGAAATTTCACCGGCTTTTAGTTCTGCTTTTGCGTGAAAGTATTTTGTAGTAGAAAAAAGTTTGAACTCCGACATAGTTTGTCGGTTTATTCCTCTATCTTTTTCGAGCCAAAGAATAGCCTTGTTTGAAAGTGGAGAAACAATTACTTCTGGCAATGAGTAGATTTTTGGTTGAACTTTGTATGTAGGTTCTGTGATTAGTTTTCCTGACCACCCACAATGATTGCACCCCCAAAGACTTTTACCTACATTTACTCCGAGGCATTTGTCTTTTGACTTCTTACGGGTATGGCTACAAACAGGGCAAAGCAATAGTTGTTCGTCCTGTTTAGAGTAGTTTACCCCGATTATTCCATGTGCCTCGAAGGTATCCATTAGGCGAAGGTATTTCTTTTAGGAATTTCAGGTTGTCTGTTGTATGGTTTATATTGCCCTACAAGTGGTTTCATTGGTATTGGCATATACTTTTTTTCATGAACTAAATTTTCAAGTATTTCAATGTCTTTTTGTGGAACATTATTCCATGAGTTAAAAACAACAACTCTTCTTTCGTGGTCAATGTGGTAAATGCTTGATTGTTTTTTTGTTTCAAGTTCTCTTGTTTGTTTTTCGGCTTCATTCATAAGTTTCTCAATCTTATTGGCAAAAGATTCAAGACTATGAACAACCACTGCGTATTCGTCTTTAGTGTTTCTATAAGTTCGAAAATATGTGTAAATACACCTGAGCATTATTTTATTTTTATCTAAGCAATGGAAAGCCTTACAAATCGAATTTATTTTTTTTGAATACTTAACCTTAGCAAGTTTGTTAATTTCTTCAATCAACCCATTGTGGTACGGCATTAAATATTCAATATCATCATTTGTCATTTTGAATGGGTGCGATGCAGGTTTTGGTTCTTTACGAGGTTCGTCCTGCAATGTTTCAGGTTGCTGAATAGTTTCTTCGATTTCAATTGAAAAATCTTCATTGGGAGTGCCTTCGATTTTCGTTTCAGAAAAATCGGAGGAATGATATTTAGATTCTTCTAATATTTCTTTTATATTATTCTTATTGGGTAAAGTTTTTAGACCCCCTAAAATCAAATTTTTAGACCCCTTAGAGTAAACTTTTTTGACCGGTCTATTTTTTTGACCGGTATGATTTTTTGACTGTCTAATTTTTAGACCCCCTAAGTTTACTTTAATCCATCCTTTGTTATTCTTAATCAGCAAGTTATCTTCAACAAGACCTTTGACGCAATTTAAAATAGTTTGCTTTGTTACATTAAATTCCTTGGCTAACTTATCCTTGCCTACATAGCACCATTTTTCCTCCGTATCTGATAGGTTTGAGTAGTAATCTACCCTGTCTAAGAATGCACATTCCAATACAGATAGTCCGTATTCCTGTATCCACTCAAAGTAAACCCTTGCAAATTTACTGTCAGACATTTTCTGTGACCGAAGGCATAATTGGTAAAACAACCTCTACTGTTACCACCCTAAAAATAAACCCTTCCGGCTTATTCAGATTCATTTCATCACACTCTTTGTAGGCTAAATCCCTCAGAGAATTGTGATAAACGCAAATAACTCTATCTATTGCATTTGTTTTTAAATCTACCAATACAACTTGAAAGTAGTAGTGAGATTCTGTTTTACCTGTTTTCATAACTTTCCTTAAACTAAAAACCCCCGAAACAAGTGGTGGAAGGCACTCGTTTCAAGGGGTTCGTTTTCCCATGAAGAAGGAAATTTCTTGTATCTGCTTCCACACAGATTGTAATCTAATACACTACAAACTTAAACTATTTTTTTTCCAAATCAAAATGATACTCGTCCTCGTCCTGAATCATCCAAGCTCCTGTACAAGCATCTACTATTAACGAAGGAATACCGAAAAAGTTTACCATCGGAATGAAACACATACCAATATTGGCAACAGCATACCCAGCCCTTACCTGCCGATTAGTCCTAATTTGAGCCGTTTCGTAGCCATCGGCCTTGACTATAATAGTGTTTTTCTTCTTCTTTTGTACCTCAACAGTGCAGGTTCCTTCGCCTACCTTGTTTCCGTTAATGAAGACTTTTGCGTTCTCAGGCTTAGTGTAGATTGTAATATCTTGCCTTGAACCTGTGGTGATTGTAGCACATCCTGTAAAGAATGCCAATGCTAAAATTAATGTAACTTTTCTCATAATGTTTTTGTGTTTATGAAGGTTCTAACGACAACTATTTATTTAGGTTGCATTTTTGATCAAAAATAAAAAACCCTCGAAACAAACGCTGCAAGTCATTTATTCCAAGGGTGCTTAAAAATTGGGGGAAGTCCTAAAAAAATTCCAGTTAATCAAGGAACCTCCCCCTTTCACCAATTAAACCAAGCAAATATACGGAGTTCCTGAATAAATGTTACATCCAGTGAAATAAAATATTGGTTACTCTATTTACTCAAATTGAGTTTCTTGAGTTTCCTTTTTCTGTAACTTTCAGATTCGTTATGTCGTACAAAATCCTATGAGAACATCAGAAACTCCGTTTTACCTTCTAATTGTAGCAATACTATTTGGGTGGGGATTTAGCATATCACAGCACCTTAGAGTGTCAAAAGAACTCAAACAAGAACGGCAAATGAGGGAGTTCAGAGATTCCCTGTGGTTCAGTTACCACGAAATAGACTCCCAAGTTCAGGTACTACTTACGGGCAATCCGGATTCTCAAATGATTTATAAGACAATCGTTAGTGAATCAGGGAACTTCAATTCGCCTCAATTCAGGAAAAACAAGAACCTATTTGGCTTCCACAATGGCATAGAGTATGTTTACTTTGACCATTGGAAACAGAGTTTTTCTAAGTTTATGAATCAGTTCTACTGCGACATTCGCCAAGGAGAATCCTATTGTGCTATGATGCGTAGGAGGAAGTTTGGAAGTAATGGAGTGGTAGATTATTGTATGGATTAACCCCTATCAATACTCAAGTACACCCTTCTGCCTTTAAGCATTTCAGGAAGTATCCTACCGACTAATGCCATTAAAGCATTTGTGCTATCTGTTACTGTATCAGTACCTACTCCATTACCAGGAGCAAGACAACCTAATAATTCAGAAGGCTTATTCGCTATGTGTATTCTGATTCCATCACGACCAGGAACACCCAATACCAACAACATAATTTGCCTGAAAGCAGGACTCCAAGTCAAGGTCAATTCGTACCTGCCTGGTAATATAGCCTCACTTTCATTTACACCTGCCGTAGCGGTATTATCTCTGGTATTCTTACCTGTATATGGTCTTTCGAGAATAAAGCACTGACGAGCCTTAGAATCGCCAATAAACAATTCTGAAATACTACTATTTGCAGTAAACCTAAATTTGCGTAAATGTAGTTCTAATGGAGTAGTTTCTGCACGAACCTCAACCGGTCTTGCATTATTACTGCCTAATGGCAAATCATTTATCTTGGCCATCTTCAGGATTGCTTGAATTGTTTTTATGAGCAAACTGAATTATTAGCCCAGCAAATGGACAAATCCAGTCCAACCAATCCATAACCAATTCCTTACCACCATCAGTTCCAAAAGGAGCACTATGAACCCACTCCATTACCATTGGCTGATATGTAGCATAACCGATAAGGAAAATAGAAATCCAATTCCAAAGAACAGGAGTTCCGTGCATAAAACCATCAAGTGTAATTTTGTTTTTCATAGCATTTAAGTAATTACTTTCTCCAATACTCAATTTCTTTTTTTATCCCCTGCAACTCCTTCTCAAACATATCATTTTTTGCGTCCTGCAATTCCTGAGAAGTTTCCATTTTTATATTTAACTCAATCTGATTCTTTTGGATTTGGTCTAAAACCATTTGGTTTTCCTTATTCCCATCAACAATCTGATTACCATAAATACTTACAACAAGAGTTATTACAGGAACGCCCAAGGATTTAGCCCAATCTGAAATAATACCGATAGTTTTTTTGTCTTGATTCTCTGTTGACATATCAACTATTGTACCAATTATCCCAATCTTCAATTTGTTCTTCTGTTGCTTCTTTTGAACCTTCAGGAATTAATGAACCTTGGTTATCACCGGCAACTAAGTAATCGCTCGGAGAGTAAATACCATACATTCCCTCAATAATGAGTTCTAAAGCCTTTATTGTTCTTTCTCCAAACTCAGTTTGAATTCTGTAATATTTTCCTGTCTTTATCATGATTGCAATGCAAAAAGAATAAGCCTTGTACCTACTGCGTATCCATTTGATATGGATGCGTAACCAAATTGAATACTTGTTAAGTTCGTAGAGTTATCACGCCACAAACCACCAAAAGTTGGATATAATGGAACTGTAATTTGGTTTGATCCAAATGTATTTGCAACCCCTTGAATTGTTCTGTTTTTTCCTGTGGAAGCATCTATGTTAATGTCAAACATAGTCATCGAATTACTTCCGTTGTTAGGGGCAAGAAATATACTTGTTTGTGCATTTGAACCAACACTTGACGCAGCACCTACATAAGAATACCTTGAATCATACACATTTGTAGCAATGCTATTAACGCGTAAAATATGTGTATCCGCAGTTCCAGCATTAATTGTTGTGCCAATAATTTTATAATACTGCTCAGTATTGCCATTTAAACCTGTAATACTTATTGAGGTTTGAGCCCCTACTAAATAAGTAACTCCTGGAATTGGCACAGCAGGTAAAGCAGAAACGATTCGTATATCACGAATTTTAATCATAATACCTGCCAAACTTGTAGGTACATCAACTAAACTCGGACCTAAAACATTATTATCAGTTACCATATATATTATTGCAAAGAAGCCCTAATACGCAAATCTGGGAATGTTGCCGGAGCACCACTTGAAATACCAGAAGCACTTGCACGAATAGAAAGTCTGTAAAACTTACCGTATCCCGTACTATAACTAATACGAATTTGCTTTGAAGGTAATGATGCAAATTCATAAGGAATTGAAACAGCCCCAATTTCTGCTGTGATTTGTCTAAAAATAGCACCAGCAGAATGCGGAACAGTAGCACCATCACTTACTAATACGGAAGCAGGAGCTAAATTATACAAGTCTTTCCAAGTAGAACCATCATCACTAACCTCAAGAAGTGCGATTATTGTTCCATTGTTAGCCAAAGTTCCTCCGTTTCCAATAAGAAAATCAAAATGAACCTGTGCCCTTCCAGTTACTTCAATGCTTTGAGTATTTACATAAGCACCTGTTGTAATAGCATTGGCACGAATCGTAGAAATCGTAGTTGGAGCTGGCGAAATTGAGGCTGAGGTAAAGATATTTTTATTGAACTCCTCCGCTAAATTGGCAAAAGTACCTACCCAAGCAACTCCATCAATGATGAAATTAAACAATCCTGAGTTAAAAGGTAGGGTTAGTCCAATTGGAGGACATTGCAAAATAAGCGTATCCCCACTAACACTATAATCTGCCTTAGAGGTAGATGAAGGAAAGTAGAAAATACTACTATTAAAAGTTACCTGAACATCAGGAGTGCCGGTTATTACTGTTACTGTTATCATAGCTTAGTCCTCCTCCTCAATTTCTACCTTTGACATTGATATAATTTCCTTATCAACATCAGCACCTTGACCATTTGCTTCGCATATTTTCAAGTAAGCCTTTACAGCCTTGTCGTTGCTTTCAAAAACAAGTTCACGAGGCATACCCTCGGAATACATACCTCGCTTAATGTCATCGGGTTCTTCGCATTTTGTGTAGCAAAGTTTATGTCCGTTGTCTGCCGGTTCTAATCTGATATACTTGTACTTTGTTGCCATAACTATCTTATAACCAATTGTTAATGTCCGTAATTGCAGTAGTCAACTGAGCCTGTGTCCCACCAACCCAAGTAGGTTGATTCACAACTTCTTGAATGTCAAAATCTAAGAAACTACCCATATCATCCCCTAAGAAAATTCTGCACTGATTCGGGTATGGATATGTTTGAGTTCCTAAAGCAGCAAGGTTAGCCACAAAAACAGGAGCAACCTTAGTAATTCTCGTTTTGCGAATAGAACTCCACTGAATTCCATCTCCGCTTGTTACGATTACCGTTGTAGGAAAACCTTGGGTGGGACCGTTAGAAATATACATGGCTTAAAAATTTTATGTAAATGTATAGAAAATTAGACACTTTTTCAAGGGTTTACAGGATTTTCGTTTGGAGTATGCCTTTGAATCCAATTGCAATAGCATTCAGCCTGTTTCTCGTTGATTACTTCTAAGACTTGTCCCTCTGCATCAAGGTCATTATATCTGTCAACAATAGCCTTCAAAAGCGTTACTTTGAACACTTCCTGCAAGTGATTACAGCAGGATTCGTAGCCATACAATCCTCGTATAGCCTGATTCTGTAATTCAACCCCCTGTGAATTTACTACTGAATTTATCCTCGCCTCGCAGTTTACGCTTACATTTCCCATTTCTTATTGGCAGTTACAGGTTGAACAAAGTTTTTTCAAGTAATTCAGTACATCCCTTTGATTCTCAAAAGTGTTTTCGTTATCAAGGTATTGCTTAACTGAAATCAAATACAAGTAATTCTGAATGCACTCGTTATCGCAAATATTTACATTACAGAACTCCTTAATACTACAATAAAGCCTGTTTCTGTATTCGTTAATGCAATCATCAAGGAAACAGAAATTAGAATAACTCTGAGTATCGCAATACTTTTCATCCAAATTATTCTCAGATACCTCAGTCCAATAATTCTGCCAACCTCCTGTTGTTAGTGGCGTAATTCCTGACCTACTCTGAATACACTGAAAGAATCTTATCGCACCGGTTCCATCAATTAGGCAAACGCAGTCATCAACTTGATAGGCAATATCCGTTCTAAATGTAGGAACATTGCACATTGTAAACTCATAGTATCCTCCCTGAGAAACAGGAAAAGTAGTAAAAGGTGCTAATGGATTTACCGAAGCAGGATTTATTAGAATGTCGTATGGAACAACGGAGGACAAGAACTGCTGATTACCGTCTGGAAGAGTAACGGTAACTTTGCGGTACAGATTGAAGTCTGATTGACTATGCCCTGGCGTATATCCAAATAGGGAACTATCATTGAGTTGAATTTCAACGCAATCCCGTCCTTCGGCAAAGTTGAGGTCGAGTATTGTTTCATAATCACATTCCTGTCTTTTAATGGTAAGGGTTTGATCATTGCACTCAATACAATCAGCAGGGTAATACTTAATCAGTTCTACATTTGCCCAATCGGAACTTGCACCATCATTTAAGTACAGGTCGCCAATAAGTAATGTGTTTGGTCCCGAAGCAAATGTATTTACATATCGAACAAAAGGGGTAATTGCAGAACCAGCACCACTTTGCCATCTAATTCCTATATCATGCCATTGACCCGGAGGTGTATATTGAGTAAAGTAAGGAATTGCAGGATTAAAAGTTCCACTTCCAGGAACAAAAAATCTATCAAGGTGAACTTCCTCATTGGCTTTAATAAGGTGCAAAGGATTTTGAACCCTTGCTTTGCATTTTAGCCAATATCTTTCGCCATTTGTAACAGAAATAGGATTAGCAATATCTCCTTGCCAAATAATACTTCCAGTAGTAGGCGAAGTTGCAACAGGCGTATTTGGAACAGGTCTATTGGTATAATCAGGAGGATTTGTAATTGTTGTGCGAAGTGCTGTTCCTGCAACAGGATTAATGGTAAAAGTAAATGCGGTTAAATCTCTTGCAAATATTCCTGCTGCATTAAATTGTCCTTGGGTAACATACCCTGACATTGTTCCATTGTTGAATAATGTAAACAGGTTCGGATTAGTACAAGAAGCATAATCTGTTGTCGCAGTTATGTTACAAAAACAGGTAATTAATGATGAATCGTAATTGATATTTATATCAAAGTAGTCATCAGCATAGTCATAAGGCAAACTAACTTCAAGCTCTGTTGGACTAACCAAAGTATAAGTTACTCCTGCTGTTGGTTGGGTTTCATCAAAATCTAAACCCTCACATTCAGTTGTAAGCAATACTTTAACCGGACCTGTACATTGTGGGCTTTGCCCAAGGCTAAATCGGGTAGTTAATTGACCTGTTCCGGTTACATTTATTAATCCCTCGTCAAATTTAGCATAGCATTTGTTTGGCCATCGAGCATCAAACCTGCAAACCTTAATGCTTCTGTTGGGTTTAGAACATGGAGTAGGCTCTTCACCTCCGGTAGTATCTCCGTAATTAGGGTCTGCCTCGTAGTAAACAGTAAACTCCCAATAACCGCACCTGTCATATCCGCAGTCAGTAGCAGTAACCTTCAGGGGAATGTAAAGAACCTGTCCGGCAATAACGGTCTTGGTAAGTGCAGTAGTTCCTGATTCAGCAAAAACAGCAGTCATTCCCTGTTCATCAGCAATGCTTAATTGAACAGTTCCTGTGTAAGTAGGTGTCGCAGTGGTATCAATAACCAAGGCATCATTAACCAAGGTTTCAATGCCTATCGTTAGTACGGCACCGGTATTCTGAGGGTTAAATCCTACTAAATCTTGTTCACACCTTGTATTAGCCATTTCTGTTTTCTATTGTTGATTCAACCACTCCAATTGTATTTCTATTTCCTTGGCAATCACATGGACAAATATCCTCCAACGCTTGTTTGTAAAGGTCATTTACAGCCTTCCAATCTTTTTTCAAGGTCTTAAACTGCAATATCTCGTCAATAAGGAATAATCTCATGAACCTTTGATAGCATGGGTCTTTGCAAATATCGTCAACACAGGCAACATCTAAATTGCAATAAACCTCACTCGCACTCAACAAGCATTTTTGTTGGTCGCAGGTAGCATTGTAGGCAAAAACCGTTGTACTGCCTGTGCAACTAAATATACCCTCCTGTGTTTCGTATTCGAAAATATAAGTAATAACACAATTGAAATCACCACAATCATCCTCTAAGTTTATTCTGAAAGGAATATAGTATTGATTATCAGGGTTAATGATAAGGTTGTAATTGTTTGTGTATCCACCCTCTCCTGGAAACTTTATTTGGGTACATTCGCTGTCAAAACTTACTATTCTATTCGTGAAAGGAAAGTCAGGACTTACATCGAACCGTATTAACCCACTTAAAACCACAT